CAAAGAATTATTTGCATTAGACGGCAAGGATACAAACTTGTCTGAAAATGATATTGCAAGAAGGAATACAATCACTAATCTTTTAACAGATTGGGGATTGGTAGATGTTGTGGGAACATCAAAAGTCGAGGCAGCACCCCTGTCTCAAATCAAAGTAATCAGTTTCAAGGAAAAGAACGATTGGAAACTTGAAACAAAATATAACATTGGAAAAAAGAAAGAAAGTGAGTAATTATGAAACCAGGCGATTACATTATGGAGGCTGCAAGGAAGCAGGCCGAAGGAGAAGTTGCAGTACATATTGCAAATATTAAAGTATACCAAACAATGCCCGCTGGTATCGGCGAGCATTCTGACGTAACAGAAGCAGTTATTGAAGAGTTGAATAAACTTGCAGCTGCAGATGACAGACTTGAAATGATTAATAAGTACTTCAAAGAAGAACAAAAGAATCTTTTCTCTTGACAATCACACAATAAGGTGATATAACTATATTATGCGTTTTTATACTAATGTTGTCCAATGGGGCAATCAAATCCTCGTAAGAGAATACAAGAATGGTGAGAGACTTAATCACAAGGTTAAGTACTCACCAACTTTGTATGTTCCTGTCCAGAAAGAAACTGGATGGAAAACCCTTGACGGTAAGAATGTCATGCCATACAAACATGACACAATCAAGGGTGCAAAAGAATTCATCAAACAATACGAAAACCAATCCCATCTAGTTTTTGGATTGGATAGATTTGCATACACATATCTTGCTGACACATATCCTCATACAGTAGATTGGGATGGTGACAAGATTCTTGTGGTTACAATCGACATCGAAACACAGTGTGAAAATGGTTTCCCAGACCCAGAGAAAGCAGAAGAAGAAATGCTTTCTATCACTATCAAAAATCAAACAACCAAGAAGATTGTTGTTTGGGGTATTGGTGATTACAAAAATGACAGAGAAGATGTAACATACATCAACTGTTCCAATGAGAATGAACTACTTGCACAGTTCATGAACTTCTGGGTTAAACACTATCCAGATGTAGTCACTGGATGGAATACAGAATTCTTTGATATGCCGTTTCTAGTCAATCGTGTTACCAAGGTTCTTGGTGAAGACCGAGCGAAAGAATTTTCTCCTTGGGGTATTGTCAATGCACGTTCTGTTTACAATCACGGTAGACAACAACAGACATATGATATCGGTGGTGTTGCAAACCTTGACTATCTTGCACTATATCGCAAATTCACATATACAAATCAAGAATCATATCGTCTTGACCACATTGCTTCTGTGGAGTTGGGTGAGAAGAAGAACGAAAACCCATACGACACTTTCAAAGATTGGTATACAAAAGACTATCAATCATTCATTGACTACAACATTGTTGACGTTGAACTTGTTGACCGTCTGGAAGATAAGTTGGGATTATTACAGTTATTGTTTACTATGGCCTACGAGGCAAAGGTCAACTATGAAGATATTTTCGGTACAGTTAAGTATTGGGATGTCATGATTCATAACTACCTCAAGAACAAGAAAGTTGTTGTTCCTCAAAAATCATTCTCATCAAAGTCTGACAAGTATGAAGGTGCATATGTGAAAGACCCACAGGTTGGTCAACACAAATGGGTTATGTCGTTTGACTTGAACTCATTGTATCCACACTTGATTATGCAATACAATATGTCACCAGAAACACTTGTTACTGGTAACTACATGAAACTTGATGTAGATACGATGTTGAAAGAAACACCAATTGATATTCCAGAGAGATGTACCATTACACCAAATGGTGCATTGTATCGCACTGACAAGAGGGGTTTCCTTCCAGAGATGATGCAAGATATCTATGATGACCGTACTATCTACAAGAAAAAGATGTTACAGGCAAAACAAGATTATGTTGACACCAAAGACCCCAAGTATCAAAAGTACATAAGTCGTTATCATAACATTCAGATGGCAAGAAAGATTTCACTGAACTCTGCTTATGGTGCGATTGGTAACCAATACTTCAGATATTATGAACTTGCGATTGCAGAAGGTATTACAACTGCTGGTCAGTTGTCTATTCGTTGGGTTGAAAAGAAGGTTAACCAGTATCTAAACAAACTGTTAGGTACTAATGATGATTATGTAATTGCATCTGATACAGATTCTATTTACGTTACATTCGATGCACTTGTTGATAAAGTAAAACCAAATGACGTTGTTGGTTTCCTTGACACGATTGCAAAGGAAAAGATTGAACCGTTTATTGACAAGTCATACAAAGAACTTGCAGACTATGTTCAAGCCTATGACCAAAAGATGCAGATGAAACGAGAAGTGATTGCAGACAAAGGTATCTGGACTGCAAAGAAAAGATACATTCTGAATGCATGGGATGTTGAGGGTGTTCGATATCAAGAACCTCAACTGAAGATTATGGGTATTGAGGCAGTCAAGTCATCTACGCCTGCACCTTGTCGTGAGAAGATTAAACAGGCATTGAAGATTATCATGTCTGGTACGGAGAAAGAACTGAATACATTTATTCAAGATTTTCGTAAAGAGTTTATCAATATGCCAATCGAACAGATTGCGTTTCCTCGTTCTGTGAATGGTATCAAGAAGTTTGGTTCTTCTCATTCTATCAGTCAGAAGGGAACACCAATGCATACGAAAGGTGCATTACTCTATAACCACCTTATCAATAAAAACAAACTTGGTAATCGTTATCCTTTGATACAGGAAGGTGACAAGATAAAATTTATTCAGTTACGACAACCAAATCCATTTGGACAAAACGTAATATCATTTATTACTAATGTTCCAAAAGAACTTGACATTCACAAGTATATCGACTATGATATACAGTATGAGAAAAGTTTTATTGAACCGTTGATTTTTATCACTGACAAGATTGGTATTCATATTGACCGTTCCTATGGAACACAAACTACACTTGAGGACTTTTTTAATTGAACCAAGATTTATACGATTTACTAAAACGAAATGTTGACCACACTGGTCTACCAGTAATGCATAAAGAATTATTTCTTGACACTACGGAGAAGTATGGTAAAGAAGATTTTCGCAAAACACTTGCAGAGTTTATTACAAAAGAAAAACCACCATATCCACTTAAAGAATTTAACATGGAAAAAGTGGTTGACAACTTTCGTAAACTTCAAAAGGCAGATTTTACCAAGTATCTAAGTCAACCAAACAATGTTATGGAAAAGTATGACGATTACAAATATTCATATGATGAATATGGATTGGGTATAATTGATGGGCCTTCTACTTTTAATTATTGTTCAGACTCTTTTATGAATGACCTAAGAATGTCTTGTGGTTCTTACGGTTTCAAATCTCCAGTACAAAGATGGAATGATGGTGATAATATTTGGGGTGCGTTTGGGCCTATCTGGAGGGGTGTTAACGATAGTAAAAATTTAACACCCAAAACTTATACAATGTCATTTAGACTTGGTACTTATATTGCAACACAATTCAAACCTATTGTTGCGAAAACAATTTATAATATGACAGATGCAAAAACTGTATTAGATACATCTATGGGTTGGGGTGATAGACTGACTGCGTTCTACGCTTCTAACGCAACTCATTACATTGGTTGTGACCCAAATCCTAATACTTTTGCAAGATACCAGAAGATGATTGATTTTTACGACAAACTTACTGGTGGTAAGAAAACTGTACAAATGTATAATTGTGGTGCAGAAGATATGCCATGGGATGAGATTAATAATGTAGATTGTGCATTTACTTCTCCACCATATTTTTCTACAGAACGATACAATGAAGGTGGTGAGAAAGAAGAACTACAGTCTTGGGCAAAGTTTAATGAGTATGATGCGTGGAGAGATGAATTTTATCTACCAGTTGCACAAAACAGTTTTGACTCTTTGAGTGATACTGGTGTTCTCATGGTCAATATATTAGACCCAAAGATTAAAGGCAAGAGGTATCGTTCTGGTGATGAACTTGTCGATATGTTAAAAGATAATTTTATGGGTCAAGTTGGTATGAGAATTATGCAACGTCCACAAGGTGCAGCTGTATTCAAAGACGAAGATGGTAACTTTGATAAATCTGCAATGGACGAGTTTATGGACAGAACTTACATAGAGAATATTTGGTACTTCAGTAAAGATAAAAACAAAGATATTTTTAAACACGTTAAAACCGCAACACTAGATAATTTTTTTGCATAAATATATGTATCTTACGGAATCGTTGATTTCGTTATAACATGACAACAATATCGTTGTCCACTTAACAAGGAGGCCAATCATGGCAAAAATGAAAGACATTGAGCGTCAGCTCGCAAACTTACCTTTAGGTCGAATAAAATTATCAGAGATTATTGATTTAATTATATCTATCGACCAATATCAAAAAGAACAATTATTTGAAAATTCACCTTATGGTAGAATATTAAATAAACCCTTTAATGATAATTTTTATCACGAAGCCTTGATTGGTGTAAATCCAATTACAGGCAAAAAGATATCATTAGAAGATGTGTGGATTGATTTGACATATCAAAGAGTTTTGAGATTAAAGAAAATTATTCAACACCTTAGAAGAACAAGTACTAATGGTCAGAGATTATACTTTGACAAAATGCTTGCTGGTTCTATAGATATTGCGATTAGACCAGATGGTAAAATTTATGTTTGGGATGGTTTTCGTAGAAGTGTTCTCGCACTCTTGAATGGTATAAGATTTGTTCAGGCATCAATTGAACCACATCCATTAGAATGTACTGATGATGAATGTAGCTCAAAAGAAGCTTTTGCATTTAAAGTTAGAAATGGTGACTCAGAATCCATGTTGAAAGAGGAAGTTTATAAATCTGGAGTGGTGTTTCAAGAACCAAATTCAATGAAAATTTTAACATTTCTAAGAAATATGGGTCTTGATGTTTTAGGTACAAATCCTAATAATCCAAGTCTAGGTGGTTTTTCTGAATTTCAAAATACCTTAATAGACAACAAATACAACTTACAAGACATGAATAATTTGGTAAACGCATCTTTGAGGATACAAAAAGCATGGTCAAAAGATTCTGTTTTGTCTGGATATTTAGTTTGTGGTCTTGCAAAATTCTTAGATATACTTGATGTTACAGATGAGGGTGGTAATTATAAACTTGATTTTACATTTTATACAGATACAATTGAAAATTGTGATGTTAATAAAAAGTTGATTGCATATGCAAATATTCAAAATGCAAAGGGAGAAAATATTACTAGTCAAAGCACCTTGATTAAAAATCGAATACATGGTAAAGCAATTGAAACTATTGCATACAATGTTGGTGTACTGGTGATGGGTTTGTCTGGTTCAAACAAATCAAAACTAGCTGAAGAATTGGGGTTTGACTCTGATGAAATTGATATGCTTACAAATATTAGTGGAAATGATTCAGATAAGTCTATCGGTTAAATGAATATTAATTTAGACACCCCAATAGAAAAATATAACGTAGACGGCAAGTCTGTCTACGTTAAGAGAGATGACCTCATGGGTGATGGTAAAACATTACCGCCTTGGGGGAAACTATCTGCACTTAGAAACGTATTGCTTCATGTTAAACCCACAAGACCACTGATACATCTATCTGTTTATGGTTCATGGTCTGGTTGGGCTCTATCTGAAATATCGAAAGAGTTGGGATATGAATTTATTATGGCATATCCCCAATCTAAAAAGTATCCAGAATACATGATAGAAAAGGTAGAACAAGCACTACCACTTAAACCTA